ATATTGGCGCTGCTACTGAAAAAAATCTTAATCTTGAAGATGAAACATTTCAAATACTAGCTAATGCACAAAAAGCATTTGATGATCAAATGAATATTTTGTTCAAACCTATTGATGATGCTTTAGAGAGCGCCGCTGGGACATCAAAAATTATTCCAATAGGAAATGTTAAAGGATTAGCAGCAGAAGCTAAAAAGATAGAAGCATCAGGTTTAGCTGGCGGCACTATGAAGGAACTCGACTCTGCTATTAAAGCTGTTAATACTTTAAAAGCAACGGATTCTTTTGAACAAATATATAAAACCAGAAAAACCCTTAATGATATTTTAGCTAGATCAAGAGGAACCGAAGCTAATTACATATCCAATATGATTAATGCTTTGGACTCAAAGCTTACCGTCAATAATATTGACAATATCATTAGAACAGCTCCAACAGAAAATGCAGAAATTTTGCGCCGCGCTGCTGAAAGACTTGATGTAGCTCGTGGACAATACAAACGTGGAGCTGACGTATTTGATGAACTTGAGGCTGCTGGCGTTATTAAAAGATTAAGACAAAAAACAAAAGACGGTCAAAGCGTTGGCATTGATGATGTCCGTATGGACAAAATTATTAAGAACGATAAACCCAAGGTTCTTGCTCGTACATTAAAAGCAGTAAGATTTGCGGCTGGCGGCACTGGTAGAGAAGCAGACGTTGCAGCAGAACAATTTAGACAAAAACTTGCTGGAGAATGGTTGCGAGATACTTTGAACAAGTCTGGCATTAATGCTTTGGATAATTATGCGCCAGAAACATTTAAAGGCGCTGGCTTTGCCAAAGCTGTTAAAGATCTGGGACGTACAGCCGATACTTTGTTTGGTGCTGACGCTGCAAAGGTAAAGCAACTTGCCAGTCAGATAGATAGGACAGCTTTGTCCAATATGGATCAACAGGTAGTGAACCAGATATTAAAAGAAGGTGGTGATGATAATCTTGTTGGCATGATGCAAAGGTTGGTTAACGCACAAAAAGAAATATTTGAAGCAAACAAAAGTTCCGCGTTTAGAAAGTTATCAAGAAATGAATTAAATTCTATTGAAGCGGCAGAACTAATTGCCCATAGGTCAACTACAGCGTCAGACATTGCTAAGATTGTAAAAAGTTTTGAAGGCGATGATGCTGCTTTAGCTAAAATACAGGGCAATTATATGGAAAGACTTATTGCTGATTTTGGTGATACGTTAACAACTGATGGAAAATCTCTTAAAGCTTTTTCACAACGCTTGCTTGATGCTAATGAAGGTGGAAAATTAACCGCTATATTTGGCAAGGATATGGGCGAAGAAATGGCTCAATTTGCCAAAATATTAGAGTTTAACGCCAAGACTGCTGCTGGAGGTGATCTTGTTGCCGCTAATATTGCAGCTAGTCCTATACAAAATTTAGGTAAATTAGCTAAGTTTACAGTCATTGGAAAAGTTCTTTCATCTGGTGGCTATTATAAAGACATTACTAAACAGTACAAAAAACAAATTGTTGGTGAGGCTCCAGAGGAAAGGGCAAGAACTTTAGGTAGACTTATTTCACAATCTTTTGCAAACGCATCTGTTCAAACTCCTCCGCAACTCGTGCAAGAAGGAATGAATGAAGCTGAAAAACAAATTACATCTGTGATGGATAGCTCAGGTTTAAACGAACAATTGTCCGCAATTCAAAATCAAATGACTCCGCCAAACGCAGCATCTAGTCTTGGCTCTGTTAACGTGACACAACCAGTAGCAGGAGCGACTGGTCAACCAAGTATACGTCAACAAGCAGCCGCGAATCCTGGTGTAGCCCAAGCTCTGGGCATACGAGGATCAACGGCGGGTCTGTTAGGAAATCCATAAATGAACAAAGATAAATTACGCGAAGAAATCGCTGAAGATGAAGGATGTAAATATGAGATATATCTGGATCATCTCGGTCTTCCTACTTGTGGAATTGGTCATCTCATAACTGAGTCTGACGAAGAACACAGTAAGCCTGTTGGCACAGTCGTGGAGCAAGAGCGTGTAAAGCAGTTATTTGCTCTTGATATGATGGTAACTATTGATGAGTGCAAAGTATTGTACCCAGACTTTGATGACCTGCCCGAAGAGTGCCAGCATATCATTGCAAACATGATGTTTAACATGGGTAGACCCAGACTCACCAAGTTCAAAGGCATGAAGGCTGGGGTCGATGCCCGTGATTGGAACGCCGCAGCCGATGAAATGGTTGACTCTCGTTGGTACACCCAGGTTACAAACCGTGCAAGGCGTTTGGTGGACAGAATGAGAGCATTAGCTGAAGATGCGTAAACAAGAAGACGGGCCAATAAAGCAGGCATTGGACAATAATCAATGCCCTCGTTGTCTCTGCTCACTACCACCAGTAGATGTTCATGGTCATTTACAATGCTCTGTTTGTCACATGGTCATAAACGAGTGTTGCCAAGGCGAAACATGTTCTAACTCTTAGGCGCAGATCCTATGCCTGAGTTGTTAACCATGTCCCCATATTTATTTGAATACTCGTCAGCAGTTAACTTGCTTATCTGTTGACGAATATTTCTATGCTCATCAAAACTAAGTTTTTTTAACTTATTGTAAGTGGAAATATCCACTGTAACTGACTTGTATTGACTTGTATCTGGCATTATACTGCTCCCAGTTATAACCATAAAGAGCCATATAATAACATGTATAACTATAAACGCAAGTCAAACAAATTCGGTGCCAGAAAAACAAAATTCATGGGATACACCTTTGATTCCATGTGGGAAGCGGAGCGTTGGGGCGAGTTATCAGCCATGCAGAGAGCTGGAGTTGTAAAGGATCTGGAGCGTCAAGTCCGATATGACCTTGTGATAAATGATCAGAAAATTTGTGCTTATATTGCAGACTTTCGATACAAATTAATTGATGAAGATGGATTTGAGAAAGAAATTGTTGAAGATGCCAAAGGCGTAGAAACCGCAGAGTTCAAGCTAAAAAAGAAGATGATGAAAGCAATACTGGGCATTGATGTAATTATTTCTAAAAAAAGGCGTTGACAAATACTTCTCAAGTTCTTACTTCTATAAATACTAACTAACGTACTAACAGAACATGGAGATTGAAGATGGGTGCAACACCTATTTATAACGACCTGACTTTGCTGCACGACCGCCGCGAAGATATCAAAAACAAAATTAATGATCTCAATCGTGAATTGAAGGTTATTAATAATTCATTACAACAGATGTTTGAGGATCAAGCACGGATCAAGCTTGCTGAGAAGGGCAAGGATTTTGGTCAGGCCACGGTTGTCTCTGGTGATCATAAGGTCACTATTGATATTCGTAGGCGTGTTGAGTGGGATCAGGAATTGCTGACCACTCTGCTTAACCAGATGGATCCTTCGGATGCTCAACACTATGCAACAGCAAAGTATTCAATTGCTGAAGCTAAGTTTCAAAACGCTACACCAGAAGTAAAGGCGGCTTTGTCAGAGGCTCGTACCGTATTTCTGCAAGGCATTTCTGTAGACATTAAGGAGGTGGAGAATGCTTAAAATTATTAGTGCAGAAGAACGCCTTGCCGAGAAACGTGGTCATAAGATCGTGGTTATCGGTAAGAGCGGGATTGGCAAAACCAGTCTTGTAAGGACTCTTGATCAAGCTAAGACTTTGTTCATGGATCTTGAGGCTGGCGATGCCGCAATCGAGGGCTGTCCTGTGGATGTTATTCGTCCACGGACATGGCCTGAGTGTCGTGACTTTGCATGTTTCTTGGGTGGCGGTAATCCAGCTTTGCCTGATGACGCTGTGTACAGTATGGCTCACTATCAATCTGTGTGTCAGGTTTACGGTGATCCAACTCCTGTACTTGAGAAGTACGATACGATCTTTATTGATAGTATTACAGTCGCTGGTCGGTTGTGCTTCTCTTGGGGTCAGAACCAGCCAGAGTGTCGCTCTGACCGCACTGGAAAGCTAGACACTAGAGCTGTGTATGGCATGCAAGGTCGTGAGATGATGTCATGGCTAACACAGTTGCAACATATTCGTGAAAAGAATGTGATCTTTGTCGGCATCCTTGATGAAAAGACAGACGATTATGGAAGGGCTACTTTCGATCTACAAATTGAAGGTGCAAAGACTGGCAGGGAATTGCCAGGAATTGTTGATGAAGTAATTACGATGACTCATCTGAACAGTGATGAAGGGCAGCAGTTTCGTGGTTTTGTTTGTCATACAATAAACCAGTGGGGATACCCTGCTAAAGACCGTAGTGGACGCTTGGATATGATTGAAGAGCCACACTTGGGTAAACTAATGCAAAAAATGTCTAGTGGCGTTCCTCAAGTTGAGCGTCCTATGGCTTTTACTAATCCTGCTGAAGTCAGCATTGCAGAAGGAGATAATAACAATGCTTAATCTAAATAACGTCCCCGATGACGATAACAATCGTGAGTTTGACCTAATTCCTGATGGAACTGTTGTTCGTGCTTTTATTAAGTTGGAAGGCGGATCTACTGAGTTGCCAGAATATGGTGCTGGTTCGTTTTTTGAAGTTGCACAACAAACCAACGCAAAATGGTTGCCTATTGAATTGACCATTATTGGCGGTAACTTCGACAAGCGTAAGATCTGGCATAAGATTTTTGTAGATGGCACCAAGATGGGTGCGTCTGGTATGCCAATCGCAAAAGAGATTGGCTTGCGTACAATGAAGTCTATTATTGATAGTGCTTTTGGTCTTGAACCAAAAGATCAATCAGAGGCATCACAGCAGAAGCGTAACTTGGAAGGTGTTAATCAGCTTAACGGCATGGAGTTCTGTTTTAAAGTTGGTATTGAAAAAGGCACTAATGGCTATGCTGATAAAAATAAAATCAAGGTTGTATTGACACCAGACATGAATGGATTTATTGCTGGGTCTGCAACACAGTCAGCACCAGCTAGTGCGCCACCTATGCAACAGCCTGTGGCAACACAGACAGCGCCACAGCAAACTGCTACAGCAGGAGTGGTTCCACCTTGGGCAAGTAACCCAGGAGCTGGACAATGAACTGGTTGAAAAAGATTCTAGCGGCAACCCTCCATGTGGTCGTTAGTCCGA